CGTACTCGATGTAGATGCCCTCGATCTCTCGGAGGTTCGAGTAGGGATTCGTCTCGATCGGGTCCGAGTCACTGAGCGCCGGCAGGTTCAACTGGATCTGTACGAACTGAGAGGACGGGGCATCGTTCACGACGATGAAGCCGCGTCCGTCACCGTTGGCGCCGAGGTAGTAGGGGCCACTCGCGGTCGGGTCATCCCACGGCTTTGCCTTCGTGTAGATCGTCACCGACAGGTCAGGGATCGTAGCTCCAGACTTCATCACCACCACCGGACGGACCCGCAGGATCCTGGCCGATCCCTTCGGCGACAGCGGGAAGAACCCCGTCTTCAACGATCCGCCTACCTGCCACCAATGGTCCCCGAGCTCGCCGGAATAGGTCCACAGGCGAAGCTCGTTGCTCTGGTAGTCGTTGACGGCGAAGACGCCGCCACAGAACGGCAGGCCAGTATCATTCCGGCCATCCCAACAGGCGACTACGTTCGCAGCGGCCGGAGTCCCGCCAGCATCCGCCAAGAGCATCGTCGGCGAAAGAGCCTGGTCGAAAGCGTAGGAGAAACGATCGGTCATCGGAGAGTAGGTGAGCTTCCGCATCCGGTAGCCACCGCCCTCGCCAACGTAGGTGAAAACCCACCAGAGCAGATTGTTCACCGAGTCGGCACCGCTCCCAATGATCGAAGGATTCTGGTTCACCCCCAAGCGCTTCGTCTCGAGAAGATCGAGCGCCAGTTTCCCGTAGGCCAGAGGAATGACCTGATCGTCACGGTAGACACACGGGCCGCAGTCGGACCAGAAGTAGACATCCCGCCCAAGCGCGCAGATCGAAAGATGCGACACGCAGCCGTAGGCTTGAGGAATTGCCCGGAACGTGAACCCGTAGGCACCCCCGAAGTCCATGCGGTACACCCCACGGCGCTTGAAGATCAGGGCATACTCCTTGCCGCCGACCATGCCAGTGATCGGGCCGGAGTCGTCATGCAGGGAGTTGTAGCCCGTCCGGGCGTCCGGGTGACTCGCAGCGGTTCCGAACGTCCGCGGATTCCGAGTGGCGCTCCACCAGACGAGTTCTGGATCGTGGTCGGGAGTGCCAACGCCAGCGTTGACGCAGTTCCCGATGTTGCCGATCAGAATGCGCTCGCCGATCTGACAGACGTACTTGGGCCGCGGATCGTTGGGAGAGGCCGAGTCTGTGATGCAATCGACCATCGCCCCGGCGCCGAGGTCACGCAACTGCATCGGCTGAGAGTTCCCACAGGCGAAAATCTCATGCGATCCGAACCCGCAGAACTGCCCACCGTCGCCGTCGATCGTCAGGCCGGCGACGAGGAGGGTGACAGTCCACGGGTCCGGAGACGTGTTGATCGCATAGATCGACCCATCGACGGCGACGTAGCTCTTGCCGGGACCACCGCCAGGGGGATTCTTGTTGACGTGGCCGCGAACGATGACCGGATCCACTCCAGGCCCGATCGTGTCGCTCCGCGAGTAGAGAGGCTGCAACGGGAAGTAGACATCCCCAAGGGGGAGGACGCCGATCGCTTCCACAAGGTCGCGGTTGTTGAACTCCCCGGAGTCCGGTCGGAGTTCACCGAAGGAGACGAACGTGCTCTGGATCTCACCCGCCATTCAGAAGCACCGCGCCACTTCAAAGCCGGATCCGATCTTCCGCTGGTGCGTCTCAAACGTGAGGGCCTGATCCGCCTCTCGGTTGAGCGTCTGCATCGACAGGGCAAGCGTCGGATCCTGAGCTCGACCGAGGGACAGGGCGTAGATGATCCGCGTCCGTAGGAGCTCAGAACCCCGCTTGAAGTACTCGTTCGTGTAGGTCGTGGTCGAACCGTCGATCTCGTTTCCGGTCGCAGAGTCGCGGGTCGCGTCGAACAGATAGTCCAAGTTGACCGTCCAGACGCCGCCAGGGGTCGGGAACAGAATCAGGGTGTCCCCGTGCCAGGAGTAGTAGATCGGGCTGTTACGGGTCGCCGAGGCGCCGGACTGCATGGCGCGCATGTCGGGCAGGCTGATCCGCTCGAGGATGATTTCTCCGGTTCCAGACTGGACGCGCATGGAGTCGATCTCCATGAGGTCCGCAGGGTAGTCGGTGGTACGAACGTAGTCGGACTGGCCGGCTACGGTGTTGAAGGTGCCCGTCTTCTCAGAGAACCAGAAGCGACGACGGCGGTAGTGCCGAAGGCTCGCCACCAGATGCCGAATGATTGCAGTCGTCTCGGACGGCCAGTGCGTTTCGTCCTTCACCGCCGCGATCATGCCTGCTACGTCTTCGGCCATCTCGTCTCCTGAAAGGCACCCCGCGGAGGGCTGAGGGAGGGGCCCCACCCTCCGCGGGGGTTGTCAGCCGGCGCCAGCCGGCTTACTCGTAGAACAGGATGCCCTGCAACTTCGCAGCGATCGGGTTGCCGGCGGCGGCGGTCACGACGAAATCAAACGTCGCTTCCATGTCGCCGGAAGTGTCGTCGAGAATGCAGTCGTCGTCCGTGAGCAAGATCCAGTAGATCGTGCCCGCGGTCGAGACGGTGTTGAAGATCGCCGACGCCGCCAGGATCTCGGTGTCGGCCGAGTTCTGGTGGACGACGAGCTTCGCCCGGAGAGTGCCCGCAGCGCCCTCGAGGTCGGCCCAATACAGGCCGACGAGGACGAGACGGTTGCGCCCGCCACGCGCCCGGAGGGGAGCGAGACGAACGCGGTCGCCGATGTCATCGAGCTCCGTGGTGGCGAAGGTGTGCTCGAAAGGAACGATGGTGGTGCCGAACGCAGAGCCCTTGAGGAAGCCGAGGGCGTTCGCGTCGGAGAACAGGGTGCTTTCGGTGGTCGCAGCGGCCATGTCAGTGTCTCCTTAGACCGCGTAGACCGGAAGGACCATGCAGCCGTAGGTGGAACCGGCGGCACCATCGGTTTCGGAGTACTCGGTCCGCTTGAAGCCGAGGATCGAGTCGGCCAGGACACCCCACTTCTTGAACTCGAACACCCGTTCGGTCCAGTCGAGATGCCCCTCGTTGTTGTAGCCCTGACCGAAGGCCAGATGGCCGGCGCGGGCGCCCATGAAGACGCAGCGACGAACCGTGGTCACGGCCGTGGTGGCGTCCGCGGACTGGACGCCGTACGGCACGTAGTCCGAGACGTGGATCTTCGTCATGTTGTAAAGGCCGGTGTACGACTTGGCGAAGGCCGAAGCGTCGTACGACTGACCACCCTCGAGACGAGCGCGCTGGAGGTCCTGGAAGTCGCCAGGGCTGGTGCTCTGGCGAAGGTCACGCCAGCAGATCGGGTGGATGACCAGATGGTAGTAGCCATCCGGGCCCGGAGCGATCGGCCAGTCGAGGTACGCCTTCGACTGAGCGCGGAGCGTGAGCTCGTTGATCCAGTCGAGGGACATGCGATCGGCCGCGCCGAGCGCCTGATCCGTCGCCACGCCGTTCGGACGGAACACATGATCCGCGTCCACCGCCGTGACCGGATTCATGCCGGTGCGCTTGTAGTTGTTCTGGTCGGCGCCCATCGCCGGGGTGTAGCCGGCAAGCTGGTTGAGGATGATCGTCTCGAAGCGACGGCTCCACCAGGTCTGCGCCTTGATGAAACACGCCTTCTTGATGTCCCAGGAGACGCGCTGCTGGCTCATCGGGTCGTCGTTCTTGAACGCTTCGCCGAGCCAGTCGATCTTGAGGTTGTCCGTGAGCACGTCGATGTCGCCTTCCGTGCCCTGGATGGTGTCGCCGACCGTGTAGCCGTCGCGGCTGTCGTCGGTGGGCGAGAAGCGAAGCTGGATGGTGTCACCGCGCTTCTTGGTGAACTCCTCCAGCAAGACGACGCAGGCATCGTCTTCGGTGTCGGCGAAGCCGAGCATGTAGCTCTGGCGCTCCGCTTCGTGCGTTAGACCGGGGCGATACAGCCGCTCCTTGAGAGCGGATCCGGTCGGAATGATGGTTCCAGACGCCATGTGAACCTCCGTGAGTCGTTACGTCTCGAGCCTGGACGACGCGCCCTTGACTCGTACTGCTCTCACTCGGGTTTGGAGCCCCCGGAGGCGCTGCGAGCTTGGCTCGCGGTTGCCGGTTGGGGAGCTCCGGCGGGGCCTCCGCGCATGGCGGGTTGGGTAAAAAGGTAACGCCGGCCGGAGCGAATGTCAACTCCGGCCGGCGAACCTGCCCTACTGTCCTGCTCGCTGCTGCTGCTCTTCCGCCTCTTTCATCAGGCGGAAAAGCTCACCGCGCCCCCCACGCCGCAGCACCTCTCGGATCTGGCCCGGCTTGACGCCTCCCGACATGAGCGAGGCGACGGTGACTTTCTCGAGCGGGATGTCCCCGCTGGAATTCTCGTTCCCGGCCTTGACGACGCCAGCATTCGTAGCGGCTCGCGCCGCCTGGATCCTCTCGCTTGGAGCGGGCCGGGCAGGCTGAGCGCCAGCGGCCGGCGGGGCGTACCGCCGGGCGAACGTATCGAGCGCCTGGATCGGGTTGATCCCGCGCCGGATCGAAGCCTGGATGATGCCTCCGACCTCGGCCTGGAGCGCCTGGACAGCCTCCTGCTGCCCGTAACCCATCGACATGAGATCGGCCACATAGCCCTGCTGGAAGGCGTTCACCCGGTCGGTGTAGCCCGGATCCCGCTGGACGTACTCGACTCTGGCTTGCTCGAGAGCCTGAGCGATCGTGGTCTGAGCGTTCTGGACGTGCCCCTGCTGGCGCTCCTCGAGCAGCTTCGCCATAACCGCCCGGTAGGGGGCGATCTCCTTGGCGAACAGCCGGGCGGCGCGTTGATTGATCGCCCCGTCCGGATCCTCGAAGATGTCGATGTCCGGCTCGTCCGCGGCCGGCTCCGGCGCCTGGGCCTGCTGGACCGGCGCCGGCTGACCGCCGTTCTGCTGCATCTCGAGCACCGTCTGGAGCAGGGCGTTGGTGAAGCTCTCGACCTGCTGGTAGCGGTTCTGGAGCTCCGTGTGAGCCCGCTTGAGCCCCATGCGGCGCTGCCCCCACCCGTTCTGAGGCGACGGCGGCTCCGGCTCGTCCGCCTCTTCCTCGGCCGGCGTTTCGACGGCGGGCTCCTCGACGGCCGGCTCCTCCACGTCGCCGCGAAGATCGGCCGGGACCGGGATCCCCTGTTCCTCGAACCACTTGACCATCTCGGCGTGATCGCCGGCATCGGTCGGCGGCAGTTCGGTGCCGAGTACGCCTTCGGTTCCTACTTCCTCTTCGACGCCAACATCGGCGTCCGGCTGCTCGATCGGCTGCTCGATACTCATTGCGGTTCCCCTCCCTCATTGGCCGCGGGCGGTCCAGACGGGGGGGCTCCCCCGCCATCGGCCGGCGGCTGCTGCTGTTGCTGAGTCTGCTGAATCAAGGCTCCGATCTGCTGCGCCACAGCGATCTGCTGCTCCGGCGGCATGACCTGGATCGCCTGTAGGATCGTCTGCGCGTTCTGCTGGACCCGCATCGCCGCGGCGTCCTCTTCGAGCTCCTTCGACAGCTTCTTGGCGTCGTTCGCCGGGATGCCCGGCCAGTTCTTCACCATGAGCGGCAGGAAGCGCTGCAAGACGCCCATCTCGGCGAGCTTGCCGGCGAAATCGGTCTGCATCATCGACTGCATGAACGCCTGCTTCGAAGTCACCGAGGCAGAGCCCAGGTCGATCGCCACGTCGAAGTCGGTCACGTCGGCCTGCTTGATGAGGTCAGACGGGCGGATCGGCCGCATCCCCGGCTGGCCGGTCATGGGATCCATCGGCGCCTTCGGATCCGGCACCATCACCGGAACCTCGACCTGCGCCCCGGTCTGGGGGTCCATCTGGTAGTTGAACGTGATCCCTTCCATCTTCTTCGCGCCCAGGATCCGGTCGATGATCGTGGCCGGAACGTACCTCTGCGCGTACTTGGCGAAAAGCAACGCCACGCCGACCCGCATTTCTGACAGCGGATCCATGAGTGGGTTGAGCACCATCTGAGAGTGCTGCTGCAAATTCGAGATCAGGACGTTCGATCTCTCACTCTGCGCGGTGCCCTTGTCGTAGTCGGAGATGTTCGCCGTTCTCTGCGGCGCCGACATGGCGTAGTCCAACAGCTTTTCGAGCGCAGACGGCCACTGCATCGGGGGATTCGGCCGGATCTGCACGTCGGCATTCGCACCCGGCGCCAAGGCGTGCCACTTGCCCGGAGTCGATGCCGTCGCCTGAAAGTCAGCCCAATTCAGGAGGGCTTCGGGGTCGTAGAAACCGCCGCCCTTGCTCTGGATCGAGAGGAAGTCGATGATCGAGGAGAGCGTCTTCGCGCTCCACAACTGAGGCTCGTAGATCAGGG